GCTTGAGCCTGTCGAGGGCATGAGCCGGGGCTACAAGGAAGATCGCGAGGACGACTGATGGCCCACCCGGCACAGGGTTGGATTGACGCCGCTGCCAAGAAGCGAAAGCGCGGTGGCGGCGTCGAGGGCTGCGCGCGGGGCGGCAGGCCGGATCGGCCGGGGAAGGCGAAGGGTGGCCGGCTGACGGCAGAGGAACGACGCGAAATGCCGTCAGGAGAGTTCGCGTTGCCTGGTCACGGCGAGGGACCCGGCGGCCACGGCGCTGGTGCGTATCCAATCGACACGGAAGCCAGGGCGCGTAACGCCTTGGCGAGGGGGGCGCAACACGCTTCGCCGTCGGAACTGGCGACCATCAAGCGCAAGGTCCACGCCAAGTACCCCGGCATCAAGGAGGGCTAGGTGGCAAACGCATCCTATACGCCCATCAGCGCCACCGGGACGTACTACTATCTCCCCGACTGGATGCAGTCGCCGTTCAATCTTAGCTATGCGCTTGAACTTGCGGCGGCTGCGACGGCCACCTACACGGTGTCCTACACGCTGGACGACGTGAATCTGGCAAATGACCAGTACGGCGCTGCCGCATGGACGCCGATCTGGTTGCCCGACCCGACGAACGGTAATGCGACTTCGGTCAGCGCGGGCGGCTACTACTCGTTCTCCATACGGGGATTGCGTGTTATTGTGTCTGCGCTTACCGGCACGGCGCGGCTTGCAGTGATCCAAGGCATGTCGTCCAGATAAGGGCCGCGCCGCCGTCTGAGATAAGGATCGGTTGCGGCATGACGACCAGCTTCAATCCCGACATCGGCTCGCTCGGCGCTTTCGCGCTGGGGCGATGCGGCGTGCGCCGTCCCGAGATCACGACGGGGCATCTGGCCGACGTCGCGATGGCGGCCAATCTTGTGCAGGTGGACTGGTCAACCTCCCAACCCAATCTCTGGCAAGTCCAACTTTCCCAGGTGACGCTGGTTCAGGGGGAGCCATCCTACACGCTGCCCCCAAATCTCCTGTTCCTCCTCGATTGCTATCTGACCATCACCTACGAGGGCGTCAGCACCGACCGGATCATCTACGGGGTCTCAAGGTCGCAGTATGCGACTTACCCCAATAAGCTGCACGAAGCGCCGCCGACGGTCTACTGGTTCGACCGCATCGTGCCGCCGGTCATCACGCTCTACCCAGCGCCGGACGGCAACGCGACTTATGTGCTGAGTTACTACGGCGCGATGCAGGACAGCGACACGAACCTGCCGGGTGCAGCCACGACGTCGCTGCCCTACCGCATGATGTCGCCATTCGCCGATGCGCTGGCGGCAAAGTTGGCGCTGTCGTACGCGCCGGACAAGTATCAGATGTTGGCGATGGTGGCGGAACGGTCCTACCGGGCCGCGACCGCGACGGAGAACGAGAATGTGCCGTTGTTCATAACGCCGGGCGTGCAGGGGTACTATCACTGATGGGCACGTATCCCAGCCATGCTCGTGGACACGCTACGCTCGATCCAAAAAATCCGGGCGCGTGGGCGACGTGCGACAGATGCGGGTGCCGTTACGATCACAGATCATTGTCCTGGCAGTTTGAATGGCAGGGCAATCAGCTTGTTAATCTTCGGATACTGGTTTGCCGCCGCTGTCTCGATCTCGCGAACGAACAGCTCCGAACATACTCCGTCCCCCCCGACCCCATCCCGATCAACGACCCGCGTCCGGACATGAGTTACGAGGGACAGCCGCCAGTCAGCGTCACGACCGTCGCGGGCGGCGGACTGTTGCTCGCCGCCGACCCGAACCGCACCAGCGTAGATTTCGCGCTGCCGCCGTCGTTCGGCCTGTTCATCAACCCGAACGGTGCCGCAGCGGTGCCGAACCAGCCGGGCACGACCTTCTATGCGCCCGGCTCGGCCTATACGGCGAATGATGCCGCCGCCGAACCCGCCATCTACTACTACACGACGATCCCCGGCATGGTGATCGTCATCCAGACGCAGGGGTAAGAGATGCCCACCGGGTACAACTTCACGACCTACCAAGAGGCGACCGTCACCCAGATACCGTCGCTGGCGAGCGATCCGAATTTTCTGACCATGCTGCCCGACGCTATCGACTATGCCGAGTTGACGATCTACCGCGATCTCGACTTCCTCAATCTGCATGGCGCGATCAGCATCGGCAACACGACGGGCGGCGTCAACACCTACGCGATCCCGACGGCCGTCATCGCCTTCGAGCAGCTGTTCCTCGGCTCGGCGCTGACGCCGATCCCGCCGATGTCGCAAGCGGCGCTGCGCGGCATCTACTCGACGGCAACACAAGGGCCGCCTCGGCATTTCGCCATCGTCGGCTCCTCCAGCGGAGCGACGTGGGTGCCGTCGCAACAAATCCTGCTGGGGCCGACGCCCGATCAGGCGTACGCGCTGACCGGCTACGTGACGGAACGGCAGGCCCCGCTGTCGGCCAGTAACCCGACGACCTTCCTTTCGACCGTGCTGCCCGATCTCTTCTGGGCAGCGTCGATGATCTTCTGGTCCGGGTATGCGAAGGCGTTCGGTGCGATGGCGGACGATCCCAAAATGGCAATCTCGTGGTCGGCCGAATACCAGCGCATCCTGCATGGGGCGGCCGTCGAGGAGGCGAAGAAGAAGTTCGCCGATCAGGGTTGGCGCAGGATGCCGACGCCGCCGCAGCCGACGCCAGCGGGAAGGATGTAGCCCATGCCCACCGGCCTGACGTTCATCACCTACCAGACCGAACTGGTGACGCAACTCCCCTCCTTGCAGGCGGACGCCAATTTCGTCGTCATGCTGCCAGGGTCCATCGACTACGCGGAACTCACGATCTACCGCGATCTGGATTTCCTGAACCTGCACGGCAACGTGGCGATTGGCAGCACGACGGCCGGAACCGCGACCTACACGCTGCCCACGACCGTCGTGGTGCTGGAGCAACTCTTCTACGGCACCAACCTGACGCCGGTTCTGGCGATGTCGCTCGCCGCGCTGCGGTCGATCTACGCCAGCGCCAGCAACGGCCCCCCGGAGCATTTCGCCGTCATTGGCTCGGCGGGGGGCGCAACGTGGGTGCCGGGGTTGCAAATCCTTCTCGGCCCCGCTCCCGATCTCGTCTACACGCTGACTGGCTATGGCACCGAGCGGCAGGCCCCGCTATCGGCGACAAACCAGACCACCTTCATTTCGCAGAACCTGCCGGACCTCTTCTGGGCGGCGGCCATGATCTACTGGTCGAAGTACCTGAAGGATCACGGGGCCGAGCCGCCAATGAACGACCAGGGATGGGAACAGGAATACCAGCGCATCCTGAAGTCGAGCGCCGTCGAGGAGGCGCGCAAGAAATTTACCATGCAGGGTTGGCAGCAGCAGCGCCTCGCGCAGCAGCCGATGATGATGCCGCCGGGCGGCATGATGCCGCCGAGGATGTAGCCGATGCCGAACGGCCTGACATACGCCTCGTATCAGAAGGAACTGGTGACGCAGTTGCCGGCGCTTCAGGCCGACTCGAACTTCTCGCAGATGCTCCCAACGGCCATCGACTATGCCGAACTGACGATTTGCCGAGACCTGGATTTCCTGAACCTGCACGGCTATGTCGCGCTCGGCAACGCCACCATCGGGACGCCATTCCAGGCCGTGCCGTCCGGCGTTGTGCTGATCGAGTCGCTGTTTTACGGCGCTACCAATACGCCCGTTGTCCCGGCCAGTCAGGACTACATCAGGACCGTCTACGCAGGCGCGGCCAATGGGGCGCCGGCCTACTTTGCCATTCTCGGCGCGGCCTCGGGGGCCGGTTGGACGCCGAGCCTTCAGGTGCTGGTCGGCCCGGCCCCGGACCAAGGCTATACCTTGACGGCGTACGGAACGGAGCGGCAAGCGCCGCTCTCTGCCTCCAACGTCACGACATTCATTTCCGCCAATCTGCCCGATCTCTTCTGGGCAGCGTCGATGATCTTCTGGAGCGGTTACATGAAGGACCGCCAGCTGGAGATGCCGCAGAACGCGATGGGATGGGAACAGGAATACGGGCGACTCCTGAAGTCGGCGATGGTCGAAGAGGCGAGGAAAAAGTTCCGGGCACCGGGATTTGAAGCCGAAGCGCCGGCGCCGCTGGCGCAGGCGAGGATGTAGCGATGGCAACGACCTTTACCCCGAGCGGCCGGCTGGCGTTGATGGTGCCGGGCGATCCGGCGGTCAAAAACGCCTGGGGCACAATCCTCGATACCAACTTCTCGCTCATCGAGGCAATGATCCTCGGCACGGCACCCATCAGCATCGGCGGTCTTTCGTCCTATACGCTCGGGGTGGCGAGCGGTGCCGCCGATCAGGCGCGGCCGTTTATCCAGTCCTATACCGGCGCGCTGACGGGCAACTGCACCGTGACGCTGCCGAACGTGCCAAAAATCGGCTGGGCGCAGAACAACACGACGGGCGGCTTCAACGTCATCCTGTCGGCGGGGGCGGGCACGATAGCGACGATCCCGCCGAACGGCTACTTCTACTGGTATGACTGCGACGGTGCGGGCAACGTCACGACGCCGACCATCATCGCCGGAGCAAGCGTCGCCTATCTGCCGACCTCTGGCGGAACGCTTACCGGGGAATTGACGATCTCGACGGGCGGTCTGGTCGTCACGGCAGGCGGCATCACGGTGAGCGTGGGCGGCCTCGGCGTCACGGGCGGCACGACGACCGATGCCCTGACCGTCACTGGGGCGGCAACCGTCCAGCCCGCCACCACTGCCGTGCAACCCGTCCAGTTCCAGCAGGTGTTGAGTGGCTATGGAGCCGTCTACAACAACGTCACCACGTCGCGCGTCCTCGGCACGACCTACACAAACTCCGGCACAAAGCCGATCTTTGTGTCGGGTTTCATCACTACGGTGTCGCCGAACACCGAGATGTCGGCATACGTCGGGGCATCGTTGATCTTCGACTCGTTTCAGTCCGTCGGAGACACCACCGTTGGATTTGCCTTCGTGGTGCCGGTCGGGGCGCAATACGCGGTGACGACAACGCCGACGGCAACGCTGACCGCGTGGTATGAGTTGTATTAATGCGATGCCATTCAGGAAACTGCAACTTCGTCCTGGCGTAAATCTTGAGCAGTCGCCGACTCTCAATCAGGCGCAGCTTGCTCAATCCAACCTTATTCGTTTCTATGGCGGCCTTGTCCAGAAAATTGGCGGATGGCAGGCGCTCAGTTCAAATACCTTCACCGGCACGGCCAGGGCCTTGCACGGCTGGGCGGATATCACCGGCAACCCCTATCTCGCCATCGGCACCGACCAGTTCCTTCAGGTTCTCGTTGGCGGCTCGCTGTTCAACATCACGCCGAACATCGTGGTGGAAGTCACTAACGAACCGCCGTCCTTCGTCACCACCGTCGGCAGTCCACTCGTCACCGTCACCGACACCTCGTACAGCCCGGATGCCGGCGACTGGATCGACATCACGACGCAGGTCGCCATCGGCGGCCTGATCCTGTTCGGCCTCTATCAGATCGTCTCCGTCAGCGCCCCCACCTACGTCATCAATGCGGGTGAAAACGCGACAGCGACCGCCACCTTGCTCTACAACGACAATGGCGTGCTGGTCGTCGATCCGGCGGCGGGGTGGCCAACGGCAGCGGGCAGCATGGCGGCTGGCTCGTTCTACAGCAACGGCGGCGTCTGCTCGATTGTGCCGGGCGGCACGTATGTCTCGTCTCCGGCGGTATATTTTGGTAGCATCACGGCCTCGGCCCTGCTGACCCTCGGCGGCAATACGCTGCCGACAACCGAACCGACGGCCGGGACGCTCCAAATCTGGAACAACCATGGCGAGTGTTGGGTAGCATGATGGTCCGTTTAGTGCTGGCATTCCTGGGCTGGCTGATCGCGGTCCCGGCGTTTGCCCAAATCCCCTGTGCGGGCGGCGTCTGGGCCAACTGTCCATCGCCCTACTACAACACGGTGAGCGTCCTCGCTCTGGTGAACACCGGCCCGACGACGATGGGCAAGTGGACGACGACCGGACGCCCGACCTCGCCGACCGTCGGCATGACGGGCCTCAATACCACGACCGGCTTTCTCGAAACCTGGACCGGATCGGCGTGGGCCTCGGGCGGCGGCTCGTCGGTGACGTGGCCGACGACTGGCCAGGTCGTGGTGTCGAGCGGCACCAATACGCCGACGGGCCTGCCGGTCGGCACCAGCGGCACCAGCACCATCGTCGAGACGACGGGCGGGGGCCTCTTGCTGCCGGCCATTCTGCCGATTGCCACCAACGCAGCCTACGGCGCGTCCAAGTGCGACAACACGACGATCACCTGTTCATCCGGCGTCTTCACGGCGGTCGGAGCTACGGCTTCGTCTATCGGCACTAGCACTACGGTCTCGGGCGGCATTACGAGCGGCTACTTGTTCTACGTCAACTCGAGCAATGTCGGCTTCAACTCGGCGTCGAATCTCGGCATCGCGCTCTCGGGCGCGAACAGCAACATCACATCGCTTTCGGGCCTGACGACGGCGCTTTCGATTGCCCAGGGCGGCACGGGAGCCACAACGGCGGGAGCGGCATTGACGGCCTTTGGCGGCGCTTCGACGTCCTCCGTTACCTCGGCCATCCAGACCGCGATCCCGTCCGCCACGGCATCGCAGATGTATGTTGGCACCAGCGCGGCCGGAGCCGCCGCTGTCGTCTCGACGTTGCCAACCGCCCTTGAGCCGGCTTTCTCGGGCGATGTCGCGAAATCCGCCGGCTCGTTGGCGACCAGCGTCACCAACCTCTCCAACGTCACCAATGCCTCGCTGGCGAACAGCGGTCTCGCGCACCCCTCCACGACCGTCAACGGCCAGGCCTGCACTCTCGGCTCGACCTGCACCATCACGGCGAGCGCCGGCACGATCAGCGTCGGCGTCACGACGGTGGCGAGCGGGACAGCTAATTACCTGCTTTCGGTCAACGGAGCCGGCACGACTCTCGCTAATGTGGCGGTCAGCAGCCTGTCGCTCGCCGGCTCGCAGATTGCCAGCGGCACCATCAGCGGTTCCTACGTGGCGGCGGTCAACCTCGCGGCGTCGGGCAATGGCGGCGTGACGGGAAGTCTGCCATATGCGAATCTGGCTTCGCTTTCCGCCAACACGGTGCTGGGTGCCCTCACGGCTACGACGCCGAGCGGATTGGCGCTGCCGTCCTGCTCCGGGGCCACCAACGCCCTGACGTGGACGAGCGGCACCGGCTTCGGTTGCAACTCCATCACGACCGGCTCGGCAGCGGCGGGCAGCCTGACCGGCACGACGCTGGCCTCGAATGTCGTCAATACGTCGATCACCAGCACGGGCACACTGACGTCGGGGGCCATCGGCAGCGGCTTCACGGCCATTCCCAGCAGCGCATTAGCCGGCACGATCTCGGCCGGGAGTTGCACCAACTGCAACCTGACCTACAACGCCGAAGGCCAGATCACGGTCGCGGCCAACGGCAGCAGCAGCGGTGGCGTCACATCGGTCAGCAACAGCGACGGCAGCGTGACGATCTCGCCCAACACGGGAGCCGTAGTGGCGAGCCTGAACGTCGGCCACATCAACACCTTCACGGCCAACGAAGCCTTCGTCGGCGGCAGCTACGTGCTTGCCGGCACCAATACCGGCTCCTCGCAGCGCGGCAACATGTACGACCTGGAAGCGTCCTGGCTTCCGGCCAGCATCAGCGGCGGCCAGTGGTCCTTTATGCACTACACCGAAATCGACGCCATGGGCCTATCGAACCGCACCGGATCGGCGTCGGACTACTGGAGCGACTTCGTGATTTCCGACGCCACGTTCATCACCACAAGTTCGGCCCTCGCCCAGTCGCACGGCACCGGCAAGCTGATTGAGATGACGTTCGCGAACGGTCTTGGGAACGGCTGCAATGGCGGTGCGTGCTTCACCGGCTCGATTTCGGGCACAACGCTGACGGTTTCCGGCCTCGTGAGCGGCGGAACGATCTACGCAGGCGAAGTCCTGACCGGCGTGGGCGTGACGTTGGGGACCACCATCTCAAGTGGCAGCGGCTCGACGTGGACCGTTTCGCCGAGCCAGACCGTCTCCAGCACAAGCATGGTGGCGCAGTGGGATGGCGTTGTCGCTCACATGAACACGAACTACCAGGAGTTCACGCAACTCACGACGGTAGCCGAGTTCGGCTCCGCTGGCATGTACTCTGAAAGCATCGCCTCCTACAACTATGATTACTGCGCGACGCCGACGGCATCCTGCACAACCGGTTCCACGGCATATCCATCCCGCATGACTAACTTCTTGGCGGCGACATACAAGAACAGCCCGACCAACTATTACAATACCTATGGATTTGCCGCTGCGTCAGTGGGCACACAGCAGACCACCTACGCTCCGACAGCGGCCTTCGTGGCAAGCGGAGGTTGGCAGCGCGGGATCGATTTCACTGGTGTCACCAACATTCCTGGTTTTGTCGCTATCGCGCTACCAAATCAGACAGCCGTCGCGTCAGACGCCTCGAATCTCTATTTTTACGTCAACAACGCTGGCGTCTTCACATTGAATACGACAGATGCCAGCTTTATGGTTCCGATGGATTATTATGGTATTCTGCCTACCGGCACCGCGACCTCGGCGGCGTGCTTCGCGACGACGGGTTCGGGTGCCACGGCGGTATCCGACCTCGTGACGTGCTCTGGCTACTTCAGCGGCGGCACGGTTTCGGGTGCGACGACATTCAGCTACAGCGGCAGCGGTCCTGGTCTTACGGTGACGAGTTATGCCGAGATGCAAAGTCCAGTCTACCTGAGTAGCGCCGGAGGGTCGGGCACCGCCATCCTCGGCAACGTGGGAAACAGCGTGCAGCTTTATTACGGCTCAACCATGTTGGCAAATTTCAATACGTCGGGCGTGACTCTCGATACGCTACCAACATCCTGTTCCGGACAACCCACCAAGTCAGTCGCCGCAATTGGCTGGGTATCCGGGACTTCCCCGGGAACCCTCACTCTCTGTCCATAGGAAAATATAATGCGTCATCTGATCTTCGCTACCGCGCTCCTTCTTCCGCTCGCCGCGCAGGCGCAGCAACCCCAACAGCAGCCGACCCCGCAGGTTCAGGCCCTTGCCGCCACGGTGCAGGAACTGACCTGGAAGATCGTCGATCTGCGGACCCAACTCGCCACGATGGAGCAGGAGAACGCCGCACTAAAAGCCCAGGCCGAGGCGGCCAAGAAGGCCGCCGACATGCCTGCCGCTGCGGCAAAATAGAGGACGTCGATGGCCGGCACCGTCCCGCTCTACAGCACCACCACCGGAAGCGCGACTGTCGCCGTTACGCTGCCCAGCCACGGCTATGTCGTGGGCAGCATTTTCAATGCCGATGTTTCGACCTCTGTCGGCGGTGTCACGATCAGCGGTGTCTACAGCGTCCTCACGGTGCCGACGGCCAACAGTTTCACGATCCAGGCCTCGACCGCCGCGACCTCGACCGCGACGGCATTTGAGAACAACGGCAATGCTCAGATCGAGTACCTGCTGCCGAGCGGCAACGCCACCAACACGGCAACGACCGGCTATGGGATCGGTGACTACGGTGAGGGCGACTATGGCCTCGCCAATTCGGGGCAGGCCATCGCGCCGCTGCGCCAGTGGTCGCTGGATCACTGGGGCGAGGACCTGATCGCCAGCCCGACCGAGGGCGGCATTTACTACTGGACGCCGCCCAACGACGTACCGGCCGTGGCGGTTTCCGGCACGTCGCCGCTCTACAGCAATGCCGTCTTCGTCATGCCGCAGGTGCAGATTATCGTCGCGTTGGGTGCGGAGATCGACGGTACGCAGGAGCCATTGCTGGTCCGATGGTGCGATGCCGGAGACTTCACGGATTGGAACGCCAGCGCGACCAATCAGGCCGGCTCCTATCAGGTCGCCACCGGCAATACACTCATGGCCGGATTGGCCGTCGGCCTCGGCGCGTTGCTCTGGACCGATGTTGACCTGACGGCGATGACCTACCAAGGACTGCCGTTTGTGTTTTCCTTCAACCGCATCGCGACGGGATGCGGCATCATCGCCATGCGGGCCGCCGGTATCGCCGGCAGCTTCGTCATGTGGCTTTCGACGCGCGGCTTCTTCACCTATTCGATGGGCGGCGGCGTCACGCCGATTGAGTGTCCGGTCTGGGACTTCCTCATCAACAACATCGACACGACGCAGCTTGCCCAGACCCATTGCGCCGTCAACTCGCTGTTCAACGAAATGGCGTGGCACTTTCCGGTCGCCACTACATCGCCGCTCTACAACGCCGCCGCGCCGATGGCTTACGTGAAGTACAACTACGTGGAGCAGGTCTGGGACTACGGACAGTCGGCCCAGTATCAGCGGACGGCGTGGTGCGGTCAGTCGCCCATCGGCAACCCAGTGGGGGCAGACCTGAATGGTCTGCTTCAACAGCACGAGGTCGGTCACGATGCCAACGGAGCCGGGATGCAATGGTCGTGGACGACGGGCGACTTCGATCTGGCGGAAGGTGAGGAGTACGTGTTCTCCGATCTTATCATTCCGGACTTCGTGACAGTCGGCAATCCGACGATCCAGATTTCCATCTATTCGACGGCCTACCCGAACGTCGCAACCAGCATCCTTGGGCCATTCACGGTGACGCCATCGACTAAGTTTGTGCCGTTCCGGGCGCGGGGCCGGCAGATGGCCATCGGGGCAGCGGGGTCCGACATGGGCAGCTTCAACAGGCTCGGCGCGCTGCGATATCGCTTCGCGCCAGACGGACGGAATTAGGCCATGAGCGGCACCGACATGACCGCCGTCGTTGCGAGCCTTCAGGCCCTGAACGTGCTGGTGGCGAGGATCGAACAACTGCTGGAGCCGACGACGCCGACCACGTTGGCGTCGTCATACGCCGTGACGTGGGACAGCAACACGACGGTCGCTGGCGACACCATCTCCTTTCCGCCTTTCCCTTGGGCATCCGGCACCATCACGGCGGCCAGTTACTTCACGAACGGCAGCGCCACGCCATCCTTCACCTTCGCCGTCAAGATCAACGGCACCGTCGTGACGGGCCTCAGCGCCGTGACGGTCAGCAGCGCGACGCCCGCCACAACGACGGCGACGGGGGCCAACGCGCTCAGCCTCGGCGCGGTCATCTCCCTCGTCATCAGCGGCATCTCGGGATCGCCGTCGGACGCCGCCGTGGGCATCAACTTCACCAGAAGCTGGACGTGACAAAATGCAGTACAGCACGACGCTACGCACGAACCAGGTCGGGCAAATCCAGACGACCGTCGGTTCGTCCGGCGCGCTGAAGATTTTCTCCGGGGCAGAACCAGCTAACTGTGCCGCCGCCGACCCGTCTGGCCTGCTGGCGACCATCACGCTGCCATCGACGTTCTTGACCAGTTCCAGCGGCGCCACGACCATCGCCGGAACGTGGTCAACCACGGGATCGGCAAACGGCACGGCAGCCTGCTTCCGCATCTACGACGGCTCGGCTGTCTGTCACGTTCAGGGGTCGGTGACGGCATCTGGCGGCGGCGGTGATATGATCGT